CCCAATGGGTGAAAGCTGAATTTCGAAGGAACGCATATTTATCAAGGCTTTGATTATGCTTTTTGAAGTACTGACGTAGAATCTAGGTATAATTGTTTTCATATATCCTGCTGTTGTCCCTGTCTTTAACCATCCTGCGATATGATCTGTCCGCGTTTTTCTTCAGATATTCCATGGCCCGCATAACTTTCTCATGAGATTTTTTCCTGTGACATGATATCACATTGTTCCCCGTTATGTCTTTCCTGTCTATATTTCTTATATTTTCCGCTGCTCTGTTCACGAAAACTATCCTGCCGGCATCATCTGTCAGTATGATGCCTTCCGGCAGCTGTTCGATCAAACATCGATACAGCTTCTCCATATCTGTCATATCTGACCGCCCCCATTCGAATCGTATTTACGAAATATTCTAATAAATCATATAAGAATTATATTATAGACTGACAAAATATGCAAATCAGCTGTCTGTCAATTCGTCGAACAGAACCGGAAACAAACTTTGACCTATGGCAAATCAACAAAAAACCTTTGATATACGTTGAAAAATGCGCATTTTCAAAGGTTTTTATTCTGGAGCGGATGAAGGGAATCGAACCCTCGTATCCAGCTTGGGAAGCATATTGTGTTTGAGTGATATCAATGGGTCTCAGCTTTACTCCCATGTTAATATCCAAATTTGAGCAATAAAAAAGCTCCCGCCGCACACCGCAAATGATTATTTTTTTTGAATTAAATAATATTTTTTTGTTAAAAATTATTGACTTATGTATTATTTTATGCTAATATATAGACAAGATAAAGAGAGGAGATAAAGGCAATGAAAACTAATAAATATAAATGGACAACAGCAAGAGGAGCAAATACAGAATTGACAGTAACAACCGAGATCAGCAGCACCGAGATAATTAACGCAGACGGGCAGAAGATCGAAGTAAAACGAAACATGCCGGAATATACATATAAATTCAGCCTTGTGATAAACGGAGAGCCGAAAAATGCAGAGCATATATACTATGGCAGCCACAATTGCCTCCAGACGGGGGTAGTAAACGGGCAGCCGATGCTGATGCTGATACCGGATGAAATCTGGGCGGAAATCACAAAGGAAGAAAGCGAAATGAAAGACAAAGCATTTAAGGCAGAAATGGAAGCAGAAAATAAATACGAAGCACATCGCAAAGAAATGAAAAAGGCAATGGAAGAATTTTAAAAGAAATTTAAACAGGCTGGGGGAGTTACTCCCAGCCGGAAAGGAAAGGAAAATGAATAAGGTTATAAACGGACATAGGTTTAATACAGAGACAGCGAAAATGATAGCAAGCCGAGATAACGGTCTGCCTGGGGATCTGTACTGGGTCTCCGAGGCCTTGTACCGTACCAAGGCCGGATTATATTTTATCCACGGTGAGGGTGGTGCCGGCAGCAAATATGCTAAGCCGGCAAGTCAGGGCGGAGACTGGACGGCAGCCGGTGAAGACATCATCCCGGTCTCTGAGGACACCGCCCGCGAATTTGCCGCAAAAAATTTAAGCGGGGACGAATACGAGGTCGCTTTCGGATCCGTCGAAGACGGATCAGTAAAAATATCTGCAGATGTGTCGGCGGCCACAAAAGATAAGATTGATAATATAAAAAAAAGAACCGGTGAATCTACCGGCGAATTAATAACAAGATTGCTTAAATAGTCAAAAATTAAAAAGACCCCCTACCTACACACCGTAAGCAAGGGGTCTTTTGATCCAGCCCGGCACACCTATCGTCCGTCCGGGGCTTATGCTATTTTACTTGCTTTCCTTCACCGCGGCCTCTATTTTCGTTTTCAACCACTCTTCAAAGTCGCCTACAGCGTTTTTCAGATATCCGATAGTATCCTCAGAAAGCACTTTCAATACAGATGTTTTTGTTTTTTCTAATGCCGTAGCCGCTTCTGCTTCAGACAGGGTACTGTTGGCCGCCTTTATAGCATCCACATACGTCTGATTCGTGGACTGTACACAGTCGGTTACGACGTTTTCAGCCTGTTTCAACAGGCTGGCCAGAAAAGTATTACTGGTACTGTTCCTGGCCTCTTCGATCTTGGCCACGGCCAGCTTTGATACAACTCCTATAAGAATTACTCCTGCAGCATATAACACAGGCTGCAGTATTGACATTATGATATCGTTCATTTTTTATCATCCTTTCTTTTGCGTCTTGGAGACAGCGGTACTCCGATGAGCCGCTCTGACACATGTTTGATATTATCTTCGTTTATATATTCCTTGCCTTTTTCCGCAGAATTCTTTATGAACTCGAGCCAGCCATGACGGTCATCCATATCCGCTTCTTTTTCCTTCTCATGCCTTGCCCACCATGTACGCAGGCCTTGAATCACAACCCCAACGGCATACGCGCCAAAGCTGACCAGTATTATGAGCCCTATAGTCTTGAGGAACTGGACGCTCATAGAAGGCGGAGCCCATTTCCCTATTTTCAGGGATACGATCGAGATCCATACGAAGAAAGCAGGGATCAGCGCAAGGCAGTATATAGTGACCTTCTTGTTGAAAGCCAGATCTGTGAACAGTGCTTTTACTTTTTTCATATCAACCACCTTTTTTCATTGGCATATCGTAAAATTGTTCAATTCGCGCATCCATGTCGCCGTTCCATCCATTTGCTTTATAGGCTTTATATAAATGTTCTACGTCCTGTCTTGCTTCTGGCGGAGCGTATCCCGTATCTATCCAGAGTTTAAGCGTGTCAGACAGTAAATGGTATGATACGGCTCTCATCAACGTTCTCATGGCCCCCCTTGTCTGGAAAAGATAAAGCACAACTGCCCAGAGGCCATTGCAGCCTATAAATGCGATTATTATTTCTGTAGTCGAAAACTGCTCCACGTTGCTGTCCTCCTATAGCCCAAAATATTTTTTAAAGGTCAGCCCATGTTTGTTCAGGGTATAATACCCATTACGGCTGGAGGAGTCCTTTTTAGTCTCGTCCATATGGTTGCCAGTGAATTTGGTATCCATATGCACGGCGTTACCCATATATCCTATGCCCCACTTCCACTTCACGGTAGATTCCAGATATACGCAGACTTTCTTTCCTGATATGACTTTGCCGTTTTTATCGTGACATACGAAGTCTACAGCTCTGCCTATGACATGAGCGCTATTACTGGCACCGCCTATCTTCTTGTTATATGCATACGATCTGTTTCCGGATGTTATCGTGATAGGCCCGCCGTAATGCGCTCTGAGTTTTTCAAGCATAGCTACTATCGTTGTGCTATACATTACTTTGTCCGTACCATCTGAACAAGCAAACTCCTTTAGCTTAAAATGTTCAGATACTTTAAAGTTCCTACCGTCTTTACTGAGATATTTTGTTTTAACTGACATGATAATTTCTCCTTTCCTGCCCTTCCCGGGCAATATAAAAATCCTTAATTAAGAAATTGCTGTTTTTCTTTAATAAGGATCTCGTTAATTAAATTTATTCAGGAATCTTTAATTAAGATGCTTTTGTTCCTATTGCCTGCCATATTACATTGCAGCTATATGCTGTTGCTACAGGTCCATAAATAACGCAGACAAACCCTGTTTTGCTGAATGTTTTCAGTTGAACTTTATAGCTGCTGTTATCTGAAGATCTCTGGACAGTAAGTGCTATACTTACATCGTTATTATCAAAGGCTTCAGGAAACGTTACCGTCAGTATTGTTCCTGCTGTTCCTGCCGTAGTTGCTTCACTTCCGGTTTGTATCAATTGATTATCGGTACGGCTTTTTATTGCTTTCCCCGCCAGTGTTGCAATAAATTTTTCTATGTCTGCCTTGCTTATCATGATCCGTCCTTTCCGCACATCCGGAAAGGACATGCTGTGTTAATCAGTAGTTTTGGTATATTTCAGCGTAATATATGTTTGTGTGTAAGAGGATAAATTCCCCGTAGTAATTATGTCGATATAACTGCCCGTGACTTTAGTTTGCCATGTCAAACCACTCAGCTTTAAAAAGGTGCCACTACCGTTCGTGGAATAACCAGATATATCAATCACCTTACTCAGATTACTTATACCATGTGCTACATCTTTGCTTGCGGCATTCGGTAACGCACCAAAAGATACGGTTTTCTGGTAAAGTGGTTTTCCATTGATCCACGTGCCGATAATTCTTTCTTCTGTATCATATAGTTCTATGCTTTGCGATATCAGGCGGTCTATATCCTTATATGTCAGACCCCTCCCCCTCCCCCCGACTCTGAAGAATTATATGATGCCATCACAACCGTATTCGCATCAACACTTCCGGCAACGGCGACAGTCCCGTCGGTCCCGATTGTCACTGTCACTCCGGGAATAGCATTGCCGCTGGAATCATAGGCCGTAAGTGTCTGAGCTGCCGCAGGGCGGTATCCTGAAGGTAAGGTCCCTATTGCAGTCGTTACAGACATGGCTGTGGTCTTGCTTACTTTTACAAACACCCTCAGTTCAGAATCCCACGGAATCCCGTAATATAAATACGAGCCGGAAACGAATCCGGAAAGCGTAACGCTCAACGGAGCTATTAATGGTTTATACTCTTCCTGTATATCCAGCGGTACCGTGCCGATTATATTGAATGCTGCTGCCGGTGCAGGATTATCATTCGGATCCAGTCCTATAGCTTCTGCGACTGCATCCGGCAATATGTTTAATTTATTATATGCTGTTCCTTCAGTTGTCGGTTTGTCGGCATGCTCTACGTCGAAATATATTTCTTCTCCGGTAGATACGTTGGTAAATTTATATCTTCCCGGGTGTGCGGATGCTCTATCTTCCATCAGAAAATCACTCCTTCCCCTGAATAGCCTTCGCCGGAATAGAACGAATCTGCTGCAGGTGTCATGACGGCTTTGGCCAAAGCATGGATTGTTTCAATTTGATTTATGTTCTCATATGAAAAATCGATCGCGACTGAATCGGTCGAAATCTCAAGCTGCGTTTTTATACTATTTGTTTTCCGTACTATTTTCTGCCAGTCAGGAAGATAAATGATCTCGTCATTTATCCAGGATGTTTTGACTTCCGCATCCCCAAGCAGCCCGACAGCTGACAACGCATTCAGCAGATACTGACAATTTCCGGAGATCCGGTTCATATCGTCATGGGTCATTTTGATCCTGTCGGATTTTCTGCCTGTAACAGGTGTTATCCAAGCCATCAGATTACTCCCTCTCTCACTTCGATCTGGCTGCTCAATCCGCCGCCGCTATGTTCTAATGTCATTGACTCTATTGTATATGGAGTATCATCTGTTCCCAAATATATTACATCAAACGGCATCATGCGCGGATCTCCTTTCCATGTGAATTTTCTTTTTTTGCTTGATCGATTTAACAGCTGTTGAACATAATCTAAATAAGACAATTCTCCAGAACAGATAAAGTCAACATCCCATATGCTTGAAAAGTCTGCCTGTCTTCCTTCCTTGTCGTCTACAACATTGTATTCATCGGTGTCTTTATATATTTCAATTAGCTTTCCTGTGACTACACAATCTCCGTTACTTAATGCTTTGAATGTGACATAATTAAGTCCAACCGAATGTACTATTGCATTGGTAACAGATATGCCAGTGTAATAGTCCGAATATGTCTGTTCAAAAAATTCTCCAGTTGTTGCGGTTACAGTTTCTATTGTTTCAGATGTTGCATTTTCAAGTGCGCTATAACATTTTACAAGGATTTCATTTATATGTTGTTCTATTTCATTTTCTACTTTTGAATAATCATTTATTCTCCATACATTATGCCGTGACGCAGAATGGAAGAGATATGGGATTCCGGCATCTACAAATCTTATCGGTATAAGATTTTGTAGAAATGCTATAACATCACGTCTGGTGCTGTCTTTAAATAGAAAATAATTATCTGCATATCCAGATGCGCCGGTTGGCTCGCTTTCAGCAGTATAAGTTATTCCAGCTGCAGTAAGTATTGCTTTGAAAAGCCGGTATAAATCACGCTTTGAATATCCATAATTTAATGTTACATATTGTGCCAGAAAATCTGAATCCAACTTATATGTTTCGTCATAACCTTTTATGACAGCAATTTTATCATTATATTCGATTGGTATTTCTTTCTGGAGATAAAATTTACGCATTGCTGACATGTCTCCTGGATATCCGGAGGAATACCATATTGGCGAATTATCTGGTATATATGATATCTCATCTGATATGTCATTCATAATATGTCCTTGGATTTCAATTTCTGAAAAGGGTAATGTCGGTTCTACTGTTAATCCAGCACGAAGTGTCAGAATGCATGACACAAGATTATCGTTATTGAACTGATAGCATTTACCCATGAATATCCGGGCCAGTTTTGCGCGGGATCCAGGGGTCCATTTATCTATGGTTATAACCAAAGAAGCATGTCCGGTGCAGTCAAGCATTATCCGATCTGCGACATCTTTTTCTACGGCTGATCCGGAATCAAGCTGATACGAAAAACCAAATGTAGACATTTCTTCAAATATGATTGTAATTTCGCCCAAATCAGATGCCGTTACTGTTATAACCAATGGGGTGCTCAGATCTCCGTCTTCATCGGCTATGTCCGCACTCTGATATCCATATTTCGTGAGTTCATCCGGAGAGTCGGAATAGCATGCCCGGCTGCCATCCAGGGGGAATCCGTCTCCTGCGAGATCCGCAAGTTTCGGTATAAGGCCTATATCCTGTATCTTATTGCTGTCTAATGCATATGCGCCTGTAGCTGTTACGGTGCCGGTCACTCCGCTGGCTGCGTCAAGACCGCAAATGACTTCCATTTTATGACGTATTTTTTTTGAGTTTTCAGTATCAATTGTGTGCATCAAGGAACCTCACCGTAACTGATATATTTTTCCATAGTGCTATGCCATTTTCTATAAACCTGCACTGCACCGGACTTTTGATTGTTACAATTACATTTTCAGTAACTTCGCCGTCAACCGGATCCTGGAATGTGAATGCCGTTTCTCCGGATGCAGCATATATCTTCAGTAGTTCCGTTTCCGGCAACGCATCCCACGCAAGAGTCAGATCTGAATATTTCCATCCAACAACATCGGCTCTGGTCTCACCATTGCATGTCGTATATTCCCCGGACAATACCGTTTCCCGCTGAGGGTTCAGATCATTGCAGTTTATTATTTCAGTTCCGTTTATCTTCATATCAGTTACCCTTTACTTTTTTACCGGAATCATAAAGTTTTACTATCTGTTCTGCTACTTTTACGCCACCTATTTCCGAGACAATCTTTATCTGTGATGGTATATTTACATTATTTGCGGATGCCGCGGCGATAGGAACGGTAACAGCATTGGCTACTTCATTGCCTATGCTTTGAGCTATGGCTCCGGTATTGATATTTAACTTAGGAGATGCCACAGGAATAGACAGCGCCGAGACCGCTTTATCCATATTCAATGATTTTATTGCATCTGCTGTGCCCTTCAATGCTGCGGTTGGCACACCATATCCGGCTTTATATATTGCTTTCTGTCCGGCAAGTATATGATTATAATAGCCGAGGTCGTAATTGTCTCCTTCTTTACCAGCTAATTTTGATGGTGAATGAGACTTCTGCCCTGCCTTGGTACCTTTTACTGCGGCCTGGGCCAGTTTATAAGTAGCGGAAAATGCACTTTTTATTCCATTTATTATTGAATTGGTATATCCTTTGACATATTCTTTTCCTCTTTGTTTGCCATCGTTTCCGGATGATTCCATGCCTTTATTGGCTTCTTTTTTTAATGCCTTTGTCGCATCTTTTACGCTTGTTTTTCCAGATAAAATTCCATTTTTAATATTTTTAGGTATATCTTTGGAATCAATGCCCATCTTTGCAGCTACATCTTTTATGACAATCCATTTTTTCAGACGTGACATTGCTGTCTGTACAGATATTTTTCCTGATGCTACTGCGCTGGCAAGAGCTGCGGGTATTTTCTTACCATCGATTTTTGCCTTTTCGGCAAGGTCATAAAATTTAATCGTAGCTTTTAGGGCTTTGACTGACTCAGGGATAGATATTTTTCCAGATTCAATCCCAGATCTTAATGCTTTTGGGATATCACTGCCGGAGAGTTTGGCTTTTTGGACAAGTTTATCAAACTCCGCTATTGTGCTTTGTAATGAAAAGGATTTACCATAACTATCCAGATCGTTTTCGCTTTTATCTATCGTGGTCTGCAGATCTTTTACTTTTGCTTTGGCGGTTGCGACTTTCGATTCATATGAAGAAAGTCCTCTACCTTTTACTCCGCGCTCTCTGGCTGCGGTAAGTTCATCTTCAGCTTTTTTTTCGGCCTGTTTTGCCTTGGCCAGTTTGACAGAATTGCTCGCTATGGATTTCTGGATTTTTTCCATAGCCGCTTCATATGCCGCGGCAAGAGCCTGATCTTTCATGGCCTGTATATTGTCATAGATTGCATCCGTTGAATCGCTAAGTGCATCTTTTTCTTCATCATATTTTAAGTTCAGTCCATCGATGCGTGAATTAAGTATCTTTACGATCCCGGACTCTTCAGCTTTTTGTGAATTTGTTTTGTCGTGTATGCTGTTTAATTTTTTCAGTCGCTGCCATAATACCAGATTGCTGGCAGATTCATCTTTTGCGTCCTGTACAGATGCCTGCATGGTCTTATGGAGTTTATTATATTCAAGGTTCGCTTCGCCGCCTGCAATAGTTACCCTGGCGATCTGAAAAGCAAGCGCGCCGGCGGCAATGCCTACAGCGACCATTGGATGCGCTCTAAGCACGCCCCACAGCTTTGAGAACATGCTGGTGCTTGTTCCTACAGAGACATCGGCTGCAGCTTCTTTTTCTTTGAGTTTTGACAGTCTGCCTGTTATTACAGACAGTCCGGATGCTACTCTGCCGAGGGTTATAAGGGCGGGGCCAGCAGCACCAGCAGCAAGGCCGGTGACTGTTATTGTTTTCTGTATGCTTTTCGGCAGCTTCGCCCACCACTCTGTAAACTTATCAAGATCCTTTGTCGCGCCTTTGATCGCTGGAGAAAGAGAGCTCAATAATGTATAACCTACCTGTGCAAGAGCTTTTTTGCTGGCCTGCACGGTGACTTTGGCAGCGTCTGCCTCATCAACTATATTGTTATATGTTTTTTTTACCGCGCCATCAGACTTGTCAAGCGCACTTATCATTTCGTCTATGGAAAAACGGCCTTCATATATTGCGTCGGCAAGGTCGGGACCTGCCTTGGCTCCAAATATTTCTATTGCCTTGGTTGTTGCTTCTGCCAGGGTAGGCGCACTCTTTATATCCTTCAGAGTTTTGGCGAACTCAACTCTTGAGTCTTTGCCGGCTTTCGCAAAATTACTTATAGCTTTTTTCATTCCGGAAAATGCTATAGACGTATTGACTCCGGCCTTTTCCCATGATGCAAATAAAGCTATCGATGTTTTGGTGTTAAATCCTAATGCACGCATGGGAGCACCGTATTTTGTTATGTCTTCTGCCAGTGTGGATACGGCTATGCCGCTTTTCTGGTATGCTACAGTCAGAGCGTCAAGAACCTTGTTATAATCCTTGCTCTTGATGCCGGCGTCGCCCATGGCGCGTGCTACCAACTGCACGGCTTCTGTCATGTCCGTATCGGTTATCCTTGCGAATTCTGCAAATAGGACTGATGATTTTTTCAGTTCTTTTCCGGTGAGGTTAAATCTTTTATATATTTCTGCTATCCCGGAGCCGAGACTGGTAAAGTCCCCAGCAATCTTGCTGGTGACATAGTTATATACATTCTCAAGGTCTTTCGCGGCGTCGCCGGTGGCGCCGGTAGATTCGATGATTTTATCCATTCCCTCGTCGACTTCGTCGAATGCTACTACAGCTCCGGCGGCAAGGCCAGCTATGACCAGCGACAGGGAAGACAGATTCTGTCCTGCAGTAGTGGTTTTTTTGCTGAAATTATCGAGTTTCGTTGACGCCTGACCGAGTTTTGAAACAGAGGCATTGAATTCAATCTGTTCTTTTTTTAATGTTTTGAGCTTGTCGTCGGTTTTCACGATTTCACGCTGGAGATCTCTCACCTGCTCTTCGGAAACTTCTCCGTTTTTGAATGCTTCGTTTACCTGAACTTCTGCATCTTTTAAAGCCTTAAGCTTGGTAGAAGTGTTCCCGATCTCTTTTGTAAGCAGCTCCTGCTTCTGTTTCTGCAGTACAGTGTTCGAAGGGTCGAGTTTGAGCAGCTTATTTACCTTGGTAAGTTCGCTTTGAGTCTTTTTTGACTGACCGTTTATGTCCTTAAGCGCTTTTTCCAGCGGTGTGGCGTTGCCACCGAATTCAATTGTTATACCTTTTATGTTTCCAGACATTTTATATCCCCTTAAAAATTATCAAAATCATCCTGAGTGGCATTGCGCACATATCCATTCGCATCGATATCGCGTTCTTCGAACATATCGAATATGAGTCCGACCGTCAGATATTCAAGATCACGGATCGCAATGCCGATTTCAATACACCTCAGCAGGTAAAGAGCTGCCGAAGTCGGTCTGTTATTTTTTTTTTTGTTTTTCCGGAATCTACTGTGGTTTTCATATTTTCGTTCCACAGATTGATTATCGGGTTTATGAAAATATATTTATCCCCTTCTGTAAACTGCGACAGCAGCTCTTCCGGGGTATCGCATTCAGGTTCAATGAGGATATAAATAAGGTTTTCGAGAATACGCATTTCTTCGGCCTTAAAATTTCTGTTTTCCTTGATGGCCGTTTTGCATTCCTCGCTCATCTTTCTTATGTCCTGGAATATGTCGGCGTTTTCAAATTTAACTGCATAAAGCCTCGGAGTTGCCCCCGAGGCTTTTAATACAATTTTCCGCCCGCTTATTTTTATTGTCTGCTGCGGCATTATGCGGCCTCCTCGATATCGAGTTCGAATATAACGTACTTTGTGCCGGACATAAGTTTGAAATACTTATGTCCAGTTGCCAGCATGGCCAGGTAGGTAGACTTGATCGTGAGCGTGCATCCGGATGATGTTGTAACTACAGTATAGTTGTCCGATGATACAGTAGCTCCGCCTATCTTGAGAGTATCTATCACTCCGCCGGTGACAGCCAGCACCACATCTGCATCTGCATAAGTGGCCTCTTCAGGACTGACCGTCATGTCAGGAAAAACCGGGAATGTAGGAGCCGTGAACCAGTTGGCATAAATATCAGCATCAGTGTCTGCACACGTTCTGTACTTGACGACATTGTTGATCGGCTGTCCTGTACACTTGATCGTAGACGAACCAAAGTCGATCTTGTCCTCCGTGGTCTGACCCTCTTCACTCAGTCTGGATGCGATGCTGTAAGGCATGCAATGTCTTGTTGCTTTCAAGTCCCCTTCGAACTGCCAGAATAGAGCGAAATGCGGGATTTCCACATTATCCTTTTCGACCAGCACGTCATGTGCGTCAAGCACCTCCCCGAGACAGGTTTTTCTGAATGTTTCCGGTGTCTCAGTAAGTTCGAGTTCTACATCATAGCCATTATTGCTGGCTTTCACAAAGAACAACTTGTTGTCGGCATACAGTTCGTTTGTGTCACCTTTCGGATCTGCCTTCAGGCTTTTTGCTCCAGGCATAGCCACTGGCGTTCCGAATGTGATGCTTCCGTCTGTTGCGATTGTGATCGTAGAGTAGTAACATGAACTAAGTCCATATCTTATCTGATTAGGCATTTTTTATCTCCTTTCGATTACTTTTTTTAATTGATCGTGGTGTAATAACAAATCATGAATACGGCTTCGTTTTCAAGCCACTCATCAGGATCTTTTCTCCAGTTGAGATGATTCGAAGAAAGCAGAGTTTCCATTGCCGATTCCTGGGCAGAATTTTTTTGACGGGTATACAATTCTATTCGGATAACGTCCTTTGTCAGTTTAACCGAATTATCAGCATATAGTATTGTCTCATCGTCTGTGATATAGCATATATAATCCGTTGTAGGATCCTGTTCCTCATCGAAACATGCATATGCTACAGGCAATCCTAACGTTTTCAGTTGTGCTTCAAATTCAGCGTATGTCATTTATGTCCTCCCTGACCTTATCTTCATACTTCTTGGTATACTTTTCCTCCACAGGCGCAATATGCTCATGCGCAGGCGTGCTCCTTCCTTTTCCGTTCGGACCGGCATGGCCTTTTTCCAATGGGCGTGGAAGAGCGGAATGGACTATGTATGATTTGCCTTTTTTGCTCTTTTTCCAGCTTTTGGCATAATCACCGGTTTTATGGGGTGATTTTTCCTTGAGCTCGGCTACTGTCTCATCCGCTATTTTCGAAGCATCGCGCGTTGCGATTTCCCCTATTTCTTCTGTATACGTCTCAAGCTCTCTTGCGATTGCTGCAGACAGTTCTCCTATTTCAATGATTCCTGAACCCATCATTTCACCTTCAGATACAGTTCCGTATATTCATCATCACGGGGGTAATTACGATATACTTCATATGTCTGATCTTCAAATTCCACCTTTTTCTGTCCTGAATAATCGTATGTCGATACGATCAGTTCTACTTCACTTTTTATTCCTGATTCTCCGGCTGCATTGAACTCAGACTGTGATATCGGCACCTTCTGACAGAAAACCGTCTGAGATGGTTCAGACGGTTCGCTGCCAGCAAGTTTGCTGTTTCCACTGGTTTCGATGAGTATACATTCAGAATCAAGGGATATTGTTTTACCCATTTGCTCTGCCTTTCACTATGCGGTTCCTTATGCGGTATCTTAGATGCTCAGGCAAGCCTGCGTCTTCACTTCTGTGTCGATATCTCCAGGCTGCATAATCATTGAGCAGCATCTGATCTTCGGGGCTTTCGAGGTCAAGTGTTATGCCCTTTCCTTCGATTTCCGTTTTCATTCCGTTAATCATTTTAGTCAGGAATGGGTCTCTGGCAGAAGATTTTATACCAAGATCCGCTTTTACAAGCACAAGCACATCATCCATACTCATGATTTTCTCCTATCGTTTATCAGGCTGCTGCTTTTGCTGTTACGGCAGTTATGCCGGCTTTGACAGCCTTTCCGGATTTACACTCTGCAAGCACAAGATAAGATCCTGTCGCTGCTGTGATATCTGCGCTGCCGTCCCATATGGTCCATGTACTTCCGAGTTTTTCTCCGTATTTAGGTACGGCAATATCTGATGCTATCTTGTATTTATAGGTATTGCCGTATGTAAGTGCAGGCGATACTGTAAGTTTTGTATCGCCGGTGGCGGTTCCTGCTGCCGATGTTACTATAAGCAGTCCTATCGGAGTATTGGCAGAGTCCTCAGGGAATGTCGATGCTGTAGCTGCTGCAGATGTGGTGATGCTGAACAGCACCCATGAATCAGCTATAACAGGACATCCGTCGTATCTTGCCGTTCCCTTGAATACTGTCTGATCTTCGATGAACCTGACCTGATCCGATATGGCCATCTTGGCGCCTGCACGTTCAGCCAGCAGATATGGTTTGAAATATCCGCCGAGAATATCATCATCATCCATGAAATCAAGTGTGATGATCTCTCCTCCGAGAGCCGGCATCTGGTTATTGATAGAGGCTACCAGCGTACCGGATGCGTCGAAGCTTATCAGTTTAGCCAGCAGTTTCCCCTTTGTGGTCTCGTTCATCAGATATATCTTGTCCTGTCCCTGTGCATATTTTGTATTACAGTTGGCAAAGGCTATCGCCATTTCGCCGAAAAGCTGCTGTCCTGTAAGGCTGTTGCTGGATGCTTTGAGTATATGTGACGTATGCAGATCGACCCATGGCGGCATCTTGTCAGAATAATCGGATGGCTCTGATGTCTGTGCGAGTCTGGTTATTATTCCGAGAGGCTGCTTGTTTCCGGTGCCATATACCATGGCTTTGTCGAGGCCATATCCGATACAGGATCCGAGGGTGCTCATTATTTCGTCCATGAGCGCTACATCGCTGTCTTCAAGATATGAGTTTGCGATAGGAACAAACCCGCCGACCTTATATCCATCCACTTCTGCAAGATAGAACTGCAGATCGAGTTCATTAAGTGCTCCGGTCATTTCTGTCCATACGGCTTCAGGTATGGTACCCATTACTTCCTGTCTGGCAGTGCCTTTCACCGATCGTGAATATACACGACTCAGCAATTTGGATGATGTCTGTATCTCCGGGCGGAGCAGATCTACTACTATGGGAGGTATGGTTACATCAACACCGCTTACTGCTCTCTCTTTTTTACCGAGAGTATTTTTCACATCCGAGAGAAAAGCTTTGACATCTTCTCTCTCTGTAAATACTTCCCTCTCCTGGAATGTCATATCTTTATATCTCTTTTTTGTCATTATTGCCATTTCTCTTTTTTCTCCTTTCTTTTCTTCACCATCGCCAGGAGTCGGATCTGTTCCCGCTGCGCGTTTGGTCTTTTCTTCTATGTCAGTTATCTGGGAATTAATGTTTTCTATTTCCGATTCCAGTTTTGCGGCGGCGGCGCTGAGATCCTCTTCACCTTCTTCTTTTTCCAGCTGCGCTATATCGTCTTCAATGACCTTGATGTCTTCATCGGATTCGGCTTCACCGAGAGCTGTTTCAAGTTCCTCTTCACGCTTTTGATAATCAGCCTGCTTATCTCTGATCTTGTTCAGATCGTTTTCTTTTTCTTTGCGTTCTTTGCGAAGTTTCAACAGTTTAAGCATTTTTCAGATCCTCCAATCTTTTTTTAAGTTCTTTTTTTCGCTGTTCGGCATGTTTGCCTTTATGAGCAGCATATTCTTTTGATCTGGCTTCGACTTCTGTCTGCTCATATTGAGGGAATGTGCATATGGACACTTCTTTGATGTCAACTTTTTCTTCTGTCCATAAAACAGATCCATCGGCAAGCTCTTCGTAGCTTTCGGCCTCCGGATAATATCCATAGCTACATCCGCTTATGTCGCCTCTTTTCACACGTTCATATGCGTTAAGGGCATCTGTATCATTTTCATTTATCAGCACTTCGCCCCACAGGCCTTTTGAATCTATCCTGAAGTCCGCTGTGTTGACTGATTTTCTGCCTAAAATAATGTTGCTGTCATGGTTATACAAACACCGGATATCATTATTTGCGACAGATTCATCGGCAGCGCTGGGCGCAACCTGCTCAAAAACTCCAGGCCAAAGCTCTGTACGCTGATTGAAAACTATGAAATATCCCTGTATATACTTTTCATTGTTCATTCCTTCGCGGGTTGTCAGCCTGTGATTCCCGGGCATATATGAGTGCCGCATTTGTATGCTGTCTGCTTTATTTGTCATCTTTTCCTCCTTCCAGTTTTTTTTGTGATCCGAGCTTGTCTATCGGAATATAGTTCTCAAGTACCTGGTGCTCATCCATTTCCGGATCGTCTACAGGCGGATAGTCGAACTCGGTGCGGCCCTCGTTTCTGGTGAGTATCCCCCTGTCCGTCAATGCTCCGACCATTGTCATTTTTTCTGCAGGTGTAAATTGCATCAATGATTTATTGTTGAACTTGACATACCATTCCGGCTTATAGAGTATTTTTCTGGTAAGCTCCTGCGCTATAACCGTAGCCGTGAAATATACTGTTGAACCGATGAAATGGTTATGCGCATCTTTTGAGAATTCTCCAATTCCGATATCATACGGAGGTACGCCAAGATCCGCAGCCACGCATTTTATATCCAGGTTGAGTCCGTCCTGAATAGCCAGATCAGCAAGTGACAGCGGTTTTACTTCTTTTACGTCGATTTCGCCTGCAGGTATGAGCCATGGTTCTCCGGCTCGATTAGTCTCTGTGTAGCTTTTGAGTATTTTTTCGCGTAGCTCCTTATCCTGGAGCTCTTCAGCGTCTGCGCTTACACTGACCACCAACGACGGTTTCCATTCGCTACGCAGGAAACCTTTTTTGGTAACTTGGGCTTGTAAAAGGTTTTGGATTGTATTTGTAAGAGAGTCTACGCAGTCGACTCCCTTATATGGCTTGCTTTTATTCGGTTTTCGTACAAAATGCAGGACTTCATCCGGTTCGAAAGATATACCGTTGTACAGAATTTTGTATGAATCGTTTACTGGGTCTTCTATGAACTGCGGGTTGAGCAACGGCCTGAGATTTGTCAGATGTCCGCTATTATCGAACTCAGGCAGGCAGACTGCATTCCCCTTGATATACATTTCATTTACGATATGCTGTATAAATGCTTTCCGCGTCATGGTCTTGCATGGTGTTATGTCTATGAACCTGGACAGGCCGTTTCTTATACGGTCATCACCGGCTTTGTCCGTATTGCTCAGAAGCATTATGGTCATGTTCGATACATAGTCCGCTATGACGTTTACGCATCGTTTTACTTCGTCGCAATTGCGTGCCAGATGATATCCTGGTATGTAGACATCGCTATCATCATTTCTCAGGAAATATGCCAGAGCGCTTCGTGAGCTGCTCTGTTTTTTAAAAGGATTTCGCATCTATATCCCCTTTCATCCGAACCAGTTATGCAGATTGTCCTTTACTCCAAGATCTTCAAGCATTCTGACTACTGCAAAAACCGATGCGTCAAAAATGTCTATTCGCATCGTTTTTTCAACTTTTTCGTATTGGATCATGTCGTCTGTTTTCTCGATTGCACGCACGTTCTGCACGCAATATTCATATGGCTCTGCGTGCATATAATAAAGCTTTCCGTCTTTCGCCTTTTTTTCGATGAACCGGAAGCCCTCTGACTTTTTATAAAAATACTGCGGCTGGTCTATGATATTGAATCCGTGCCTCTTCATCAGCAGGAAATATTCCCGGGCAAATTTTCTGTCATGTCCGACCTGCTTGATCTTGAATCCTGATTTTCTTTTATCGATATACCACTGCACGATGTCGGCCAGGTTGACAGTCGGAGTATTGCACATATCGAGCCAGCCGTCATCCTGCCAACCGAACAGCGGGATATTATCCTCTTCAGCCTTTTCCTTTGCTTTTATAATCGGGAACCATGCATGCGGTATCATTATCAGGATATCTTCATACATGCCTGCCAAAACACCGGCTGTAAGGTCATACAGTTTGGACAGATCAGATCCGCCATACCATTTAATCGGCATTCTTTTGAGTTCATCCATGGTCCAGTCATATTTCTCATCGCTCTTCTGGAATTCGCTTATATCAAAATATGCCTTCATGGCCGATGTATATACATTCAATGACTTCGAAAGAAAATCTTTTCGCTGCTGCGGATCATTCATTGCCTGGATACTTTCATTGAGTATTTCATCAGGTCTTATTATGATATTGTATGCCGGGTTGGCTTCTTCCTGCACCAGAGGATTCGTATAATCTATATTTCCGTTTTTGTCCGGATCTGCTTCTGCTATGAATATAAAAAGCTCTTTATCCTCTACAGTCTTATCCAGCACTTTTTTTGCATATACAAGCCGGCGGTAGCAAAAACTATTCATATTGTCGCCGGCGGTCGTAATCCCGATCATGAGCTTATTCGTATATGCTTTCATGGCCTCTTTGAAAAGGTTATACTGCTTAGTTTTTTTGAAAGCATGCACTTCGTCCGCTATGGCTATATTGCAGTTAAAAGAGTCATGTACGTCCGGATTGGCTGCCAGTGCCTCTATTTTGAGAAACCCGTCTCCGAAATTGACAGTTACGCTATGCTCATTATTATTATCTATGATCCTGTACGAATCCTCATCTTCATCTTCCAGAAGCCTGAGAGCATTGAACTTAAGAAAATCGAAAGCCTGCAGCGACTGTTTAAGCGCTCCGGATACGAGATATATCTTTGATCCGCTCTTGCGCTGCAGAATCCCCAGCGCCCAAGAAAGCGCAGCGGTAAATGTTGTTTTTGCGTTCTTACGCGGTATATATATAAATGCTTCTTTGTACTTCCTGATATCGGTCCCTTTATGAAAAATCGACAGTATCCCGAAGATGATAAATTTGTGATATGCACTAAGCAGAAAAGGCGCTCCCAGTAATGGCTTTCCCGGTATGGTCTCACCCTGTTCATGTACGAACTGACGCTCTATAAGATTTATTACAAAATCCGCGTCTTTTATTTTGACTTCGTAATCCGGATCATTGATATCATCAAGGAATCTCTGACAGCTTTTTATCCGATATTCGTTCGCTCTGATCCTGCCAGCTATGATATCTTCTGCATATTGCATAACTTCGTCAAAATGTTTAACTGTCACAGTCATTTATCCCTTCTATCAGTTTGCTTTTTCCCCGCTTCTTCAGAGCCTTCTGCTTTATTTTCTTCAATCCTATAGGAGTCAGCCCGAGGACATTCTCATAATTGAGCAAGTCCCGGCGTATCGTTTCGAGGGCCTGATATTCGGCTGTCTTGCGGCGGTTCATGGATCCGTTCTTATTCGTATATTCTTCCGTGATCTCCATGCCGCTTTCTTCCCACTTGGCATTTATGATGTCGTGCTGATATCTGACACGGGCATATGCTTTGATCACAGGGTCGAATTCTTTCTGATACACCTCTAAAGATTCCATGGCTTTTTTTGTCTTCCGGAATATCTTGTTTATTTTTTTGTCTTCTTCAGAAAGTGCCATTTTCATCACCTTTTTTAACCAAACATATTGTTTTCCTCTTCATTTCCGTGTTTTTTTTGACCTGTTTTTGAAGATGCTCTTTTTTTGTTTTTTATATATTTAAGTCCCCCTCTTCAGAAAAATCATTTCAGATATGGAAATGATTTCTGACCCCGGTCTCCAGCCAGCAGATTCTATTCCTCCGGGGGTGGGGGGGTTCTTTTCTGCAAATCAATTCCAGGTGCTGTCAATTTTTTAGTAATACGGTCATGCATTTTGTCATGGCACTGAGGACATAGACTTATAAGGTTCCAGAGCTTATATCTCCACTCAGGATGATCTTCTGCAGGGTAAACATGATGTACAACGGTCGCATCGACATGCTTTCCGTATCGTCTGCACTCAGCACAAAGATATCCGTCCTTCTTCAGTCTCCGTTCTCTCAGTATCTTCCAGCGTTTGTTTTTATAATTCATGGCATTAAAAAGCCGGAAGCCTTTCGGCCTCCGGTCCTGGTTATTTATCTCCAATAACATAATATCACAGATCCATTATCAATCTTATCAATGTTTATTTCCAGTCCAAAACTCTTCGATTTTGTTATGTACACTTGACTGAGCATAGCCCACCTCAAGACCTATGTCTTCCTGTGACATTCCGTTCCGGTAGTAGTTACGGAGTATGGCATACATCATGGGATCTATCCGATGTTCCAGTGAATCAAGCCATGCTTCTATTTCCTGAACCTTCAGGTCTATTCGCTTATTCAGCTCCCTCAGCTCTTTCTCCAGTTCTTTGTATTTTGTCTGGCCATCATCATATCCGGCCATCGGTTTTGGTATAGCTTTGCCGGATCGATAGTCATTATACCAGTCGCTGACCATGATGCGTTCCGGATGAATCATGGATATCTTGACAGATCTGGACTGTGCTATGAGTTCTCGAAGCTGTTCAACATCTTTCCGTTTCATTCGTCCACCTCTCCGATCATACTAAAAGCCAGCTGCTTTTCATGACGCAGCAGATGATTATAGTTTTCAGTTCGCTTTACAGTTGCCCCTTTGTACCACCGCTTATATCTCGGCTGCTCGGTAGCCACCTGTATATATTCCAGATGTGGCAGACCTGTGACCTTATGGTCATACCTGCGGATAGAGTCCTGATCGATGTAGTAGCCCTTCAGCGGCTTTATGTCTTTATATATTTCTCGTTCAGATACTATCTGCCTTTTCACTTCCGGCCTGACTATATTCCTGCTGCATGTCCAGCGGCGATGGTTCACACTGTCTGGATCTCTGTATGTTTTGGATGTCTCTTTTACTAAGTAATGTGCCAGCTTCGTATAGTTCCTGGTCTTGTCCAGTGGCGTCACTCTTACATGTCCACGCTTCCACAACTCGTTTATAATCTCCAGCGGAAGGTGTGAGCATACGACATGGTGATGGATCCTTGCGTGTTTATATTCTGTGACAGCAATCCACTTGAATTTTTTTCCGTTCCTGTCTGCCCAGCCCTTAACCAGCCGGCAGAAATATTCTTTGTGCTTCTTTGCCTCTGCTGCTGTGGGTTCGGCCCTGTATGTCAGCACCAGATGCCAGTCTCCAGGACCGAAATTATGATTTAATATCCTGGCAAGGTCCCTTTCGGCATTTCTCGTGTTTACCTTCCAGACATCTTCCGGAGTAGGATTCATTCTCGGTGCTCTTTTCCCTTCGTGCTTCATGAACCTGGTAGAAAATTTATATGTGGTGTCTATACAGGCGCCAGCGACGCATGTCTCTTTTATGATATTCATGCTTACCTCTACGGATTATTAATACTCTTACGGACATCTTATGCGCCTCTTTAGGCGCTCTGCTTTCCTTATATATATAATGGAAGATTAATTCATCTAAAGTCTGCCAAATTCCCACATTTCCTGTATACGCTTATATTTCTCATATGCATGTTCTGCGAATCTTGTCGCTTTGCCTTCGTCATAATTTTTATTATTAAATCTTAAGCTTTCAATAAAATGGTAATATTCATGAGCAATTGTTTCAAACAGTGACTGTTCATCCGGCATATCTCCTGCTACAAATATCTCTTTAGTATCAGTTCTAAATACTCCGAAGCCTTTGCCTTTATTTGTGTCAACTGTGTCATAGCCTTCAAGAATATGTATATATACAGTTTGTGGTGTTGGATACTGATTGTTTAGGAAGGCTATGAAATGAGATATATCTTTGTTTATAAAGCGAATCATTATCTGCTCCTTTCTATTATCCTTTTATTCTTTTTGCGTATGCTGTAATCATTCTTTTATTACCTTCTAAAATATTCCTGCAGCTTTTGATATTCTTCGTCTGACAGACGCAGGCCTTTGCCCATCTTGGTATGGTTCTCATTCCAGGATCTGATATCTATCTTCGCGGGCTTATCGTCCCATGAGACTCTGTTGATCTCAAGAGACCATCCGCTATTATTACTGCTTATAGTGGCTATATGTTCTTCTATGTTATATTCAATGTCTTTCATTATTTTTTGTCCTCCTTCAAGATCGCTTTTGCCTTTACGATCATGAGTGTTTCCCGTTTCTGCAGTTTGGCATAATCTTGTTCCGGCAAAGGTTTATCTCGGTAACATTCTCCTATTTTGGATAGTCTTATTTTCTTGCACCGTCCAGGTCTCTTTGTAGGTCTGCCCTTATATGGCCATGGTATCGTCTCTCCATGTCTTATTTTGGTTATCCAAAACCCGATTGTTCCTTTCGGTACATTGGTTTCTTCGCTTATTTGATCATATGTCATTCCCATTGCCGTCATATCATGCAATGCTGATACAAATTCTTCATGGGTGAGATCTGCATATTTCGGGTTCATTTTTTCATTTCCTCTCTGAGGCTATCTTTTATGTAGTAGTCCACTCCGGTTTCTTTACAGACATTCTCTATCGCTCTTCCAAATGCGGCCCAGTCAGTATCTGATTTATGATGGTTCAGTTTGCCTATCATTATCTTGTCAAACCAGTCAAAATATCCAATGATGCAGCTTATAACTGCGTCTGGCGATATGACAGGTTCAAACGATATCCATGTCTTGATGCCTTTTTTCTTGGCTTTTTCCAGATTTTCAAGCCGCGATAGTGTAGGTATTGAGTTTGGTTCTGTAAACAATCTTTGCTCGCCAGTACATGTAATGGTTGTTCCGTACCAGTCGTTTTCATCTAACAGATCCATGTCTCTGCTGCCGTCTCCTTTTGTTAATATCTGGACATGATTGCCGGATTGCTTTATTGTTTTTATAATTTCCCGGGTCGGCGAACAGTCATATCCTGTAGGGTACGGATCGCAAGTAAAACATAGGTGTATCAGCTTGCCTCGTATCTGTTCTTTCTTTATCTGTTTCTGGACCTCTTCAACTATATTTTCTCTGGGCCGTACATTCGTGTGAAATTTTTCCCTACTCCGGCGTATAATGCCTGGTACATAACAGTATGTGCAGCCATGTGGGCACCCGGTATATATATTTATTGCAAGATTAGCATATTCACCGGCGGCGCCGGCAGGTTTATATATTGGTTTCATTTTTTCTCCTTTGCGCCTCGAAGCAATTCGAGATATGTCCGGTGTAGTCTGATTGAGGTTATTATTGCGGTTATAACTGTAGCGGATCCGGCCACTATCATAATGACCGTGCTTCGCTGCAGCACCTGAAACGATACCGGCTCAAAGCAGTAGAAAAACATAGATGCGCACTCGAACATAAAGATGATCATTATTCCTGTGAGTACGCCTATGCAGATATTTATACTTCTCAGCATTTTAATCGCCTCCTTATTTGAGTATTTTTCCTTCAGGGTGTTGTTTGGTGTAAGTTATTATTCCCGCGACCGCAGGCCTATTATGAACGCCTGAGATAAATGCATACTCAGGATTTGGGGTGCTATGGCATGGGCCATCGTTTTTAAAGCACAACCTTTTGTTGCATTTCTTATTTTTTTCCGGATCGCAGAAATACAATATGTCTTTATATTCTTCTTCGTTACCTATCCTCATTTTTTTCTCCTTACTGGTTTGCCTTTTTCGTCACGAACAATATAGTCATCTGGCGAATAGTGGAATGTCTTTTCGCAGTATGGACAGATCATGTCTCCCTCTGCTTTGCAGTGCCTCGACAGTAATATCTCATTTCCGCATATCGGGCATGGAATGTACCTTTTCACTTTCATCTTTTGCCTCCTTTGTTCCTACGAATTCGTCGTTTAATCCATATATCAGTATCTTATATGCTAATTTGGCAGTATCCTGGAGAACGTCATCATCAACTGCGCATATCGGAGTCATTATATTTATCAGTTGATTTATATCATGAAGATATTTTCTTACCGGCATAAGCGATCGATCGTCTATGGATTGATATTCGAGTTCAGCGCGGCCCTCATTTATTGTGAGTAGTCCTTTGTTTATCAGTTTTTCTATTCTGTCAAGATCGTCAAGTTTTGTCTCTTTTGATTCATTATTGTCAATTTGGTCTTCATTTCCGGCAGGTTTGTCAATCGGAAAGTTCTCGTTTTGTTTCGCTGCTTCTGACCTTTTGCGAGCGTTTGCGATCCTCTCCGCACGTTTTTCTTCTTCTGTTTTGATCTCCGGCTTCGGCTCGATATGGGATACAGTCACCGGTGCATAGTTCAGCTTTTTATATACAGTCTTGCCAGCCTGAAATTCTTTGAGTGATATTACATCTTTGCTTTTTTCGCTTTGAGGCGAGCCTATAGGCGCTTTAATTTTAAGGTATACTTTATCTCCCTCTATTTCCGTTACAGCATATTTATCCAGTTCCGGATCTTGAAGTGTATCGAATCTCTGCAGCGTTGGTGTTGTCAAGCCGACTTCCTGCTTTTTTAATTCTGCACGCCAGAGACTTGTAGTATTGTTTGATACGCCCAATGCTTCTGATGTTTCGTTGATGGTTTTACCTTCTTCGGTGAGTTCTTTAAACTCTTTCCATTTTTCCTGGCGCTTTGACATGGTTATTTACCTCCCTTTCCCTCTTCAATCTTCTGGATCATCGGAATCGACTTGCCCGGATTCTTCAAGCCAGTTCTCTATACAAGGTAAACATGTATATGCAGATACAGGATGATTATCCATAAAGCCCGTCTCATATAGCACTTGGTCTCCAACTTTTATATCTTTGCCACAAGAGACACATTTATGTCCGTTTCTGCACTTTATTATTTTTTCTTTATGGCATTTCATCTCGTCGTCACAATCTCCGTTGTATATTCCGCTATCTAAATACAGTTCCTCATCATATTTCATGGCCTATTCTCCTTTACTCTTCAAAACATACTAATCTGTTCGCCCTGTCCTATCTCTTCCGCGGCTATCCGCATGGCCGTTTTGATATCATTCGCCAAGATGGCGTCTATAAATTCAAATACATATTCCGGTATTTTTTGTCCGGCTTCCTGTTTTTTAGTAAGTTCGGTTTCCATGTCCTTCCCTCTTCAATGGTGCTGTTTCCCGTCGCACCACTTCTTCAGAGCGCCGTACAGTAGAAAAGTTTTTACTTCTTCTTCAATTTCCCGGCTTTCACATTCTTTCGCTATTCTCATGCTGCCAGATTCGGGATAATATTTTATTAAGCCTATGCCGGCCGGCAATTCTTTTATGATTTTGTCGGCAATGGCATCTGGTACCACATAATAATTCCGGTTACCATGAAAGTTATGACCGTTCTTTGAATGAAAATCAGCCACAGTGATCTTTACCTCATAACATGTAATGCACATGTCCAAAACTTGTATTATTCTATTGCACCAGCACATTCTACATTTTTGGCTTGGAAAATTTTCTTTTAACGGTTCCTTGCAATGTGTAAGCAGGTTTTTCTTATACCTGCTTATTAACCTTTCGTCTCCATTTTCTTTGTGTGGATTTAATAAAGCACAATATCTTTTCATTTCTTTGATGTAGTCTTCAAACCGGATAGCATCCACATATCCTGTAGGGGTAAGCACTTCATGCGCATATCGTAAGGTCCGCATCTGAGAATTAAGCATTGGTTTAAACCAGATCACGGCTTTCTTTATATTTTTAGTAAGTTCTGTCTCCATGGTTTTTCCCTCTTCAATACTATTCATTTGGTTCCACCTTTCTTATTTTTTTATCCCTGTCCCATCGGTTTTGAGGGTTTCTCATGCTGTCCTCAATTTTCCGACCACAGATATGGCAATATCCGAATTAAGTTCCTTCATGCTCTTATATCTTCGGCTGCAGTATTCCGGGAGATTGCTCCTTACTAAGGCTGTAGCCAGTGGAGGACACACAGCGTTTCCGCAGCGGGCGACCTGTTTTGTTTTACCGTAGGTGTTGCCCTTATAGTCATAATCGATTATGTAATCATCCGGGAAGCCCTGTGCATTATAGAGTTCACGGGGTGAAAGCATACGGAGCCCGATATCTGCAATGAAATACCATACGTTTTCAATTCCCAGAAGCAGTACCTCATTGTCTGCAAGGGTATATCCGCAATATTTGTTCAGCAGATCCCTGATCTCCGGCCAATGATAAAGGTTAATGTTATCCGTATATTTGATTACAGTCGTATTTACTGCTGCGAACTCTGGCTGAGTAGTAAGCGTATGAAGTGGACGCCGCAAATCCTGACCTTTTTCTCGTCCTTTGAATTTACAGAGCGGATTTCCGTTTCCGAAATACTCAACCAGATTTGCAGATGCAAGACCGTATCTGTTTGCGGCATCTATCGTCTGCAAAGGATCTTCAAGCCCCTGCCCCCTCACTTTTTCTGATTGCTCAGTATGATATTGTATAAGACTGGCTGCCGTTACACAGGTTTCCGCTTTTGATACCTGGGTATTTATAGGTTCATCTATTCCTCTGATCCTGTCTCCACCGCCTGTCTGCCCTATTGCCATCATATTCGGCATGAGCAGCAAATTACGGTTTCCTGTTGTGATAGTGGGTACCGCCCCGTTAATGTCGTGTGGTGCATTGTTGTTATTGTTGCTCACTATAAACGGGTTCCCGCTTTTTATGGTGAATTTGTCAACGCCTCTTATGATGCGGCGCAGAGTATTATCTGCCAAAGGACGTACCGCATAAAGGTCATATTTCTCTTTTATTTCCTGCCGGCTGTCAAATATACTCGGTGTCAGTAAATCCCAGTTTATGATATCTGCCGCTGCTTTCCATTTTGGCAATCCGTTTTCGCCATGTTCAGAATGTGTCGGCTCCGGCCATACGATAGGAAGCCCATCGCAGCGGGCAATAAGAAAAAATCTCTTCCTGATCGTCGGTGCGCCATAATCGGCAGCAATCAGCTCACGATGGTCTATCTTATATCCCAAATCAGAAAGCTGCCGTTTCCACTGGCGAAAGGTCTGCCCGGCTTTGCTTTTTACTGGTTTTCCTCTGCGTACCGGGCCCCATGTCTGAAACTCCTCAACGTTTTCCAGAATAATCACTCGCGGCCTTACGGTACCCGCCCACCTGAGAACGATCCATGCAAGTCCCCGGATATTCTTGTCGACCGGCTTTCCGCCTTTAGCTTTTGAAAAATGTTTGCAGTCCGGGCTGAACCATGTGAGCCCTACTTTTCTGCCGGCACATACTTCTCTTGGATCCACATCCCACACCGACGCCTGAAGGTGCTTGGTATATGGATGATTCGTCTTGTGCAACAGGATGGCATCCGGATCGTGATTAATTGCTATGTCCACCGGACGGCCTGTAGCTAATTCTATCCCGGTAGATGCACCGCCGCCGCCGGCAAAGTTATCTATAATCATTTCGTCTAAAATATTTATCTGAGCTGTCATATACCTACCTATCTTTCTTTCTGCTGCATCTTATTTATTTTCTTTCTGAGTTCTTCCGGCATCGGAACTCCCCTATTGATATACTCCTGTCTGGCTATATGCTCTTTCCTGTGACTGTCGGCTATCCGGGATCTGTCTTCCGGATATTCTCCTATATCTTTCAGATGATTGTGCTGCATATTCTCCTGGATGCGCTTCTGTTCTGCTATATATTCAGGATCGTGGATATTGCATCTGTCTGCCATACATTTTCCGGTCTCCATATCTATATAAAAACACAGCGTATCTTCCCTTTCACAATAGGTCCGGGCATAATCCGGCCATTTCTTCTTTTTCGGTTTTTCCTCCTGTGGTACCGGCTTGCTTTTACTTGCCGGGGTCTGCAGGTTTATTCTGATCTGGCTCATTCTTTTTTCCTCTATGTTCGTTTGAATCAGATATCGATTCCATGGCGGCCGTATCTTGTGCTGACGTTATAACTTTGTCGGCCATGGCTGCCACCTGGATAGATTCTTTTATCATGTGTGTTGCCTTATTTTTGATCAGGCGCGCAATTCTGATAGCCGTGGAAGTATTATTTTCTCTTGTTGCTTTCCACATTTTTTCATAAAGGTCGAATATGTCTATGATATCTTCTCCAGCTTCTTCGATTTCTTCGTGCAACACCGACTGTCCCTCATGGAGAGAATTAAAAAGAGGAAACTTCTCATTTGCCTCTTTAAGCTCTATGTTTACAAGCGTTTTTACCTGTCCATCTGTGATCATAAGTAGTTCCTCCCTATAAGATTTATCCAGGTGATACGTGCCTGTTTTGGTGTGGCTCCGGCAAGCATCAGCCTATATTCGTATTTCATCTGGTAGTATTCCTGCCAAAATTTATTTCGTTCCTGCGCCAGCGGAGTAAGGTCATCCTGCAGCTCCCGGTGGATCTCCGGGCACACATCGATCTGGAATTTATTATCGATACTGATCTGCCTATTATTTCCCCGGAATATCTCATGTCTTTCCGCCCCCGGTCTTCCGGTGTAGAAACAGTGTCTTTTAGCTTTGTCTTTATATCCGTTCATCTGCTTCTGTTTCTTTACGGTCCCGGGCTTCGGTATGGCGCAGGTTTCATAATAACTATCCTTCAAATTCAAGCACCCTCGTTTTCTTTCTTATTATCCTGACCTTGTCCTTCACCATGGCGATGGTAAGGACGGTATGATCTACGTTTATGGATGCCTTTTCTATATGTTCGTTGAATACGGCTTCTGCCAGAGCATCTATTGCCTTACGCTGCTGCGGTGACACTTCGCGGAACCCATATTCAGAAGCCTTATCTCCTACGGTGTTCTCCAGGTTCTTCAGCATGGCCTTATGTGTCTTTTCTTTCTTGGCGCCGCCGCAGTCGCATTCGTTCGTTATCTTGATATCGGCATCCTTCTGATCGGCTGCCATGACCGGCTGTTTATTGCCGCAGTATTTACAAATTCCTTCCAGTGTCTGAAATTCCATATTTATACCTTCCTTTCATCTTCCGGATAATATATTCATCCGATGGTTTCATATGCCCTGTCAGGGCTTCCTTTATATCCCGATTCTGTCGTTCTTCCTGAGCTGCTGCCGTTTCCTT